AAGGTAGCTGCTGCCACAGGATTTGATACATTTTTGGTTTCTCCCTCACTAGCATAACTAGGTATTCCTATTGCGAGAAGACAGAGAGTGAGGTAGTAGTAGCAGTAGTTTCGATAGTTCTTTCGATTTCCTGTACTTCTAATACCTGACTTGCTGCTCTGGTTACTATTTCTAAAGAGAAATCCGAACCAGCTGTTGTTATTGTAAAGACCGAATCTGAATCTGCTAGCCCGCCTGATGTAGCGGAGGTATGAGTTATATTGTCCCCAGACCATTTGTTTAATGCTGATCCATAAGTGGTCGTTGTTATTTCTTCTGTTATTTCTTGAGTTGTTGTTGTGGTCGCATTCATGCTTCCTTGCGTGAATTGTGGAGTGACCAATTCTGCTCTTGCTACCGAGGGTGAGAACAGTAGGAAGAGTATTAACCATTTTTTCATTCTTCCTTTTTCTTTACCATAGGACAATTGACGGGACCGCCTTTATCTTTAGAATTACCAGTGGACAAGCCAAAAGTGGCCAGGGCTCCCGTAAACACACTGGCAACGAACGTGATATCTGAGTTCCCCGCTTTCTTTATCATGGGTATCTCAATATAATTCATTGTGATAATAAAACCGGACCAAACAACAACGCCAAGCCTGACGAATGTTCCAAGGATTTGGATTTGGTGTTCTTGGTCTTCAGCAGCATCTTTTAGCTTACCGAGGAGACTTTTCCCTTCCTTTTTTTCTTCCATGCTTCAATGCGTTTATTCAGTTGCTTAGTTACAAATTTTTTAATTTGCTCAAATAAAGGTTGTGCCAAAGTAGTCGTCGCTACAGCACCTAAAGCAGCAGTAACAGCAGTAACCATTACTTCTGCTGTAGGGAGTGGCATTTGTATATCTAATACAGGTATTTCTAATTTAGGAGCTGGTGGCGGCTCTGTAGTGTCTGTCTCCGCTGCCTTAGTGCCCGCAGGACGCTCCAAATTACTTGGTGGGATGAATATAGGCTTATAAACCGGAACATCTGCTGTAGGCTGTTTTAGATACATTTGAGGAATATCTAAAGGTGTAGGTAGATTAGGGCGTGGGAAGTTGATAGACATTAATTAGGTATTTAAGGCTTAGGATATTTATCTTTAATTGCTTTAATATCTACTTTCCAAGCATCTATACCTGAGTGGTATATTTTATCTAGTTGATCTTGCCATGAAGGGTATTCAGCAGCTCTATCTGATTTATATTTAATTGCAGCCGCAGCATCATCAAGTGCCTTACGTGCTGCAGCTACTTTTGCATCATCAAGAGTTACTTTATTACCATCTTTATCATGAGCACCTTCTTTATCGTCAACCCATGTTACATTTGCATAGGCTTCATAAATTGCTGGATGATCTAATGCCATAATTATAATTGAAATTTGTTTTGTGTGTTATTCGACTTGATAAGTAAGAGAAAATTGTAAAATTCCTCCAGCAGCTGGTGTTCCGCTAGAGTTAGCACCTTGGACACTATTAGGATAAGCATAGCCACCTCCTGTTCCATCACCTCTATTACCCCATACTTTTGCAGTCGTTGTATTAGCTACACCTCTTATTGTATATGCATAGTTAACGTTCGGACCTTGTACTGATACCTGACCTGCACCACCGCACATATTCCAACCTGTAGTTATATTCTTAACTGTTGCAGGTAATCCACCGATAGTTACTTGGCTACCATCTGATGTTGATGGCCAAACTGTATGGCAAAATACCGTACATATTTTACCTGTCAATACATAGTGACCTGTCGCAGAAGAAAAGGTTAAACCTGCTCCAGATGAATCAATAGGGGTCCAAGTACCAACTGTTTGTGTAATCCCAGGTGATGTACCTGTTACTGTTAAGTTACCATTAATTGTAGCGTTACCTGAACTATCTAATACAATATTAGATGTACCTGTATTACCTACATGGGTAAGATCTGTTACTTGTAATGTACTCATATCAACCTCCTAAAGCTGTTTTAATACCAGCTATATTGGTTGCATTATCAATATTTGTTTGCATAGTTGCGTATTTTGTACGAATAGCAGCTCTAGCTGTCTCAGCTGCAGTAGCATCTGATCCAGGGATATTCAAAGATATAACATCATCATGAGGTTTAAATTCAGTAGATCTTTTATCTCTTCTTCTGCCATGAGCTATAACTTTTGCTTTCGTTACATCTTCTATAACTGCACCTGAGCTAATAGTCCAAGCACCTCTAAATTCACGATCTGTAGGGATTTTGTTGTCATCTACTATTTCGTATGAAAGACCAGAAGGAACATCTTTGATTGCATCTTTAACATCTCCTGTTGGATGTATGACTGAAACTGAACCAGATGGTTCTGTATAAATAATTTTACTCATTGATCTCCTATGCATAATAAACAAGCAACTTGAGGATCTGCTTCATTACCAGTATCATCTCTAAAATCAAATTTTACAGAACCAGTTGCATAATTATAAGCAGTTTCAAAACCTCTTGGAGCTGAACTATTACCAGAATGTCCAGATGAAACAAGAGCAACATAGTTAACAGTTGCAAAACTAGTAGTAAAATTTGCAGTATAAGTTCCAGTATGATTATCAGTTATAGAACTGACATTTAAATGATCTCTTATTGCAACAGTACCTGTACCGTTAAAATTGACCCATGCCTTTACAACTCCATCATTTGCTGCAGTGATACCTCCTGTACCCCATTCAAGTTCTGCATTTGTTGCACTGTGATTAGCAGAAGCAACTTTAAGAACTTGACCTGCTGATCCAGTTGTTGATGGTACTTTTAAAGTTATATTAGAAGATGGATTAGCAGCTGGTGCAGCTATACTTGTTCCATTTCCAGTACTATGTACGAGTTTTACGTTACTCATGCTACTACCTCCATAAATGTAAAGCTTGAAGCACAAGTATAGTCATTATTTACATCTGAAGACCAGGAAGTACCATGATTTAAAGCCAGCGTTTGTGTAGATGTATGGCCGTTCCAAAGTTTCACTCCATATGTAACTGCACTTGTAGAAGATGGAGAATGAAGATATTCAATTTGTAATGGGCCGCCTAAGTATCCTGTTGGCATATGCCCAGTCACTCGAACTCTATTACTACCTCTAGCATCTCCAGCTGAAGCAGTTATATCACTACCATCAGCTGTTAATACAGCACCAACACCCCAGCCACCTCCAATAGGGTTTTCGACATGAAGGCAACCTAAAATTAAAACTTTATTCGATGCACTACTACATGTAAAAGACTGAGTTAATCCAGTTATTATTGAACTAAATGCACCTTCTGCTGTCGATCCAGTCCAAGTATCTGATTTACGTACATGTGCTATTTGAATTATTGCTCCATTACCTAACGATTGTGCGGTAATAGATTCTGTGACATCTATGCCACCTGTTGAGATACCTGTAATGGTACCATTTCCGTCTATTGCTATTGGCATAATTTATACAATTGTCCATGTTTCACCAGCGCCCACAGTTACTGTGACCCCAGCATCTACTGTAACAGGACCAAATGTTCCTGCATTTTTACCATTTGTTATAGTATAATTGGCGGTGACATTCTGATCGTTTTCCCAGAATACAGCATTACTGCTAGCTCCAGTAGCTCCTCCGCCACCTAAACCTCCCCAAGCAGGGGATGCTCCTGAGTAACCTTCGAATTCATTTGTTGTAGTATTATAACGCATATCACCTGTTTCAGGAGAAGCTGTTCTTTGAGCAGTAGTTCCTTTGGGTAAATTTAATGCACCAGTACCCCAAACATCAGCACCATCAAAGGTACCTGTAACTTCTTCTGAATATCTTCCTTTAGTGATTGCTATAACTGTTGCTGCCATTTAAAATTCCTCTTTTTATTTATTTAGAATTGAAGTGATACACCATTTATACGTGCCACTTTTGAACCTGCAGATTGATTAGCAAATTCTATTTTATATTTTAAACTAGTACCTTGAGCAGTTGCTATTGTTACATCATTAGCTTTAGCTTGCTTAATTCCAGTTGAAAAATCTGGTAATGCTGCAAGAGTTGCTTGTGTCCAATTAGAACCACCATCAGAAGATAAATATAATTTAATATCTGTATTTAATGTATTTGTTCCTGAAGCATCTGTATAAGTTATTACAGCACCCATTTTAGTAATAGTAGAAGCTGCAGTTATTGCATTACTTATATAATTACCAGTTGCATTAGTTGTTGTACTACTTACTGTACCATTACTCTCTGCATAACCAGTGTTAGATATAGTACAATAATTTGCACTAACCCCACCACCAGTATGTACAGCACCTTGTAAAACTAAAACACGTCCACTAGTTGGTACATTAGTAATACTTAAAGTTGGTGAACCTGTACATGCGGAATTACTATTACCTACCCAAATACCAGTCAATGTATTAGCAGATTTATCATAAGTAACTTTAATACCACGAGAATTAGTATGATCACCACTATTCCAATATAATTTAGCAAACGTACCATTACCACTATCACTTGACATATTTATAGTTGTAGTGGAACTATTCCCTGTATTACTAGCATGATTAGCAAAACTATCACTAGTACGTTGAGTGGCATATGCTGAAGTATAAACTGTGTCGTCTAAATTAGTATGTGCTAAATTCCTTAAATAAGTATTCCAACCCGAAATGGATGCATTTCTAAAAATAGAAGAACCATTCCATTGTGGATCTTTACCTGCTGTAGCTTCTGTACCTCTATCTACTAATATTCCTATTGTTTGATAACCTCCACCAGCTGCAGAAGCATTACTAGAATTTACTTCGCAACGTGAATAATGAGTAAAATCATGTTCTAAATCGAAATAAAAATTAGGATAACAAGCAAGGTAATTATCTTCAACATTATTAGATACTTTACATCTATCATTAGACCAACCACCTGTTGCTCCAGAACTAGATACAATATTATGAGGGTTAATACCAATTAATGCTGGTTGATCATGTGCACCTGAGCCACTCCAATCGAATGTTACATTAGCATCAACAACTGATGCTATATATTCACCACTTGAATCTCTAGCACAGTTTGTAAAAGAAGCCACACCAGCACTATCTTGATATGTGTCTACATAAGTAGAATTAGTATTATATTTAGTAGAATTTTCTAAATTACTTATTTTTAAAGCTAAATTAGATAGATCGTTTATAATATTATTATCATCAAAAACAGTACCGGTAACTCCTGATAATCCTGAACCATCACCTGAATAAGAGGTTGCAGCACATACACCAACTACTTGGAATCCTGTCGCAGTTGTACCTGCTTTATGAGCAGAATCATAATAGAGATTAACACCTTCATCATCGTTTATAACAATACTATTTTCACCTGATTTGGCTTGTATATAAATATTACCACCGTCATCATCATCTACATTATTTCTAATATAAAGATGACTTGTATTATTATCTATATATGAATGACTATTATGATAGATTTCTAGATCACTACTATCACCAAATGTAGCTTTAACGCTATCATTAAACTCTAGAGCTTTATCTGACATATCCCATGCCAAATCATCTCCAGCATGAGTAGCATTATCAAAAGTTATATCACCAGTGAAAGTACCGCCTGCTAAAGGCATTTTGGTCGAATCAGCTACAGTTATATTACCTGTACCATCAAAAGATACACCATTAATAGTTCTAGGTGTTTGTAAAGCTGTTGCTGTACCAGCATTAGCTGATGTATTTTGATTACCCGCAGTATTAACTCCAGGTAGATTAATACTACTAGTACCGTCAAAAGAAACCCCACCGATACTTCTAGGTGTTTCTAAAGCTGTTGCTGTGCCTGCATTGCCTGATGTATTCTGATTCCCTGCAGTATTAACCCCAGGTAAATTTATACTACTAGTACCGTCAAAAGCTACGCCACCTATATTTCTAGAAGTTTCTAAAGCAGTTGCTGTAGCTGAATTACCAGAAGTATCTTGAGTACCTCCAGTATTAACTCCAGGTAAATTGATACTACTAGTTCCATCGAAAGCTACACCACCTATATTTCTAGAAGTTTCTAATGCTGTAGCAGTAGCTGCATTCCCAGTGGTATTCTGATTACCTGCTGCATTTACACCAGGAAGAGTTATATTTGAAGTTCCATCAAATGATACTCCTCCTATAGTCCTTGCAGTTTGTAATGCTGTTGCTGTAGCTGCATTACCACTTACACTACCTGAAGAACCAGACACATTTCCTGTAACATTACCAGTTAAATTACCTTCAAATGTAGTAGCTGCAGCTGTGCCTGTAACAGTAACTCCAGTAGCAGTAGTTTCTAATTTTTTATCTGTATTATGATGTAATTGACATGAACCAGTACCATCGGCTGCTTTTATTATAACATTAGTCATTTTTGTAACGCCTCTAATTTCTCTACTTTAGCAGATAGCTCTTTAATAGCATTTACCAAAACAGGAACAAGTCGTTCATACTTAAGTCCGAATGCACTTTCATCTTCATTTAGATTAGCAATTAACATATCATCTTTTGTTTTGCCATATCCAAATTCTTTTTCAACTTCTAAAGCTTCTTGTGCTAAGAAACCTATATGTAATTTAGTACGTTTTTTACTTCCATCAGGTCTATTAGATGCATACCAAGCTCTTTTATCCCAACGATAAGTTACTGGTTTTAATTTTTTAATCCATTCTAAACCATGATCAAATGAAGTTACATCTGCTTTATCTCGTTCATCAGAAGATGATATAGAAGTATCAGCACAATAAAAATCAGTAATACTATTATTACCTATAACAACTTTATTACTAGCTGTTGTAATAGCACCTGAAGGACTTCCAGCTTCACCTGCGCCTTGTCCAATACATATATTATTATCACCTGAACTGATCGATTTACCTGCTTGATAACCTAATCCAGTATTACCTGAACCTGTTGCCACAGCTAAACTTTGATAACCAAGAGCGGATGAATTAGATCCTGTACTAATAGTAATTAAAGAACCAGAACCTATTGATGTATTATAATCTCCAGTAGTAATTGCAGTACCTGAATTAGCACCATATAAACTGTTATGTGTAGCACTAGTACCTGTAAAACTATCACCAGCATTCGTACCAGCTACTGTATTACTTTGTGCATCTGTTGTAATACCTGTACCTGCTGGTCCTGTAGGTCCTGCCGGTCCTGCTGGTCCAGTACCTCCAGTGGCTCCTGTGGCACCAGTAGCACCAGTTGCACCTGCAGCTCCAGTTGATCCTGTAGCTCCTGTAGCTCCTGTTGCACCTGCTGGTCCTGCTGGTCCAGTAGCACCTGTAGCACCTGTAGCGCCAGGAGTACCAGTTATAGCTCCACTAAGTATACTGCCTTGTAGATCTTGTAAACATTTTAATGCTTGGTCAAAATTAGTATTTAAATCACCTGCTGCTAAAGGTGTACCAGCATTAAATGTATGACTAATATTATTATAATCAGTAGATCTAGTTATTCTTATATTTTTACCAGAACTATCTACTGGTGTAGATCCTGGTATATTACCTGCCGTAAACCTAATTGTTGTAGGATTATGAAAAGTATAATGTGTGGGTGTTGTTTTTAAAGCCCAAGCTGAACCACTCCAGACATAAACTAAAATGTCAGCTTCTTTTAAATAGCCAAATGCAAATGTAAAATCTGTATTTGAACCATTACCTGTATATTCAATTGGAGGAAGTGCCATGTTATTTTATTTGTTGAGTTCTAGAATGTTCTGTCGGTTTTTATTTAGTTCTATCTTTCTCAGATCAGCCTCTTCACGGCGTCCTTGTTTTATTAAGTCCTGTAATATAGGAGCTGTTGCATCCAGCTGCAGAATATCCAAGAATAATGGATCTCCTTCGCGTGCTATTCTACCCCAAGCTCTTTCTATCTGATATTTTAAAACTTTATCTAAATCAGTTATAACCCCATAATATTGTTTGTACTGGGACTCATAATCCAGCTTTTTCTGTCCAACTTGTACCGAATTTGCTCTATGATATTTCATGACATTTATAAAGCCTGTTATTTCCTCACCAGTTTTAGAAGTGATTTTTATTCTATTAGCTTTATTCATGATTTCTCTTAGTTGCGACTGATATGAATCTTTATCTCCATAACCTCCCTCACTTTTTGGAAGGCCACCTTCACCTATTTTAGCTAAAATAGCTTCTTGTTGCTCAACACTTAATTTTAAACCCCTAGGACTAGTTAATTTTGTAAAAAGATCATACTCTATTTCTGTTAGCCATTCTTCAATATCAGTTTGTTTATCATGGCTTTTTAATGGAGTTTTTGCTACATTAGCAACTCTAGTCCAAAAATTCTCTGCATATCCTAGTTCTTTATTAGTAAATGGATTTATTTTTTTAGCCTGTGCATTAGCTTTATCAATAGCATTTAGCCATTTATTATTAGATCTTGTATACTCTAATATACTCTGATTATGTGCATCTAATTCAGGTGATATTATCTTACCCATATCTCTTCTAAGTCCTGTTAGAGGTACAAGAGGGTTGATTACATTACTAGCTATAAACCTATTTAGTTTCTTATAATCTCCAGCTATTAGAGCTTGTATTGGTTCTATATCTCGTAAAGCAGTTTCATTAATAATAGATGCAGATAGTACAGTTCCTAATTTTAACTGCCATTGCTCAAATCGTTTAGTACTTATACCATCAAAATTATCCCATAAATCAACGTTAGCTGCTATAATTCTAGCTATTGGACCCATCCATGAATAATCTCTCCACTTTTTAAAAATAGGATCATAATATGTCATAGGCTGCCAACCTGTACGTCTTCTTAGCTCTTGTCTACGCGGATCCCAATGGCCATTACCTCTTATCATATTATTAGCAACTAAGTTATTAGTACCAAGGATTACGAAACCACCAGCAATTTGTCGTCCTCTTATTTCAGATGCTATCGATGCGAATTTAGCTTTAACATTTGGATCACCAGACTTTATTCCTCTTCTAGCTAAAAACTCTCTTAATCCATTTGGATTCTCCTTTAGCAATGTATCGTAACTTTCTACCCATCCTAATCCATTTTTCCAATCTCGCCAACCTCTTGATAATAGATGCAATTCATTCGCATAATGAGCTGTAGGACCAGGTAAATATTTACCAGTTAGTTCCATCATATTTGCTTGTGTTTTAGGGAACCAGAAAAGTAGTCTAGCTACAGGCCATTTCTTAACGAAATCACTTATACCTTTTGATAGGTTAGTATTCAAGTTTAACGCTGTTTCACTAGACATAAATTCTACAGCTTCGTCTGTGAGCAAACCAGTGTCTTTGTCAAACATCTTATTATAAATAATATCTCCTCTTCTTTTCAATTCACCTTTTGTAACTTCCACACCTTCTCTTATCATATCATCCCAAGCTTCACCTCTAGCCGTTGCTGTAGCAATCATGGCTCTATTAAAACCATCTAAACCAATCATGGAATTAGTACCATACTTTAACCAAGGTGTTTGGGCTAATTCATGTAAGTCTGCATAAATACCTAATAATGTTTGAGGTCCATAATCACCTTGCTTTGCCATAAGTTTAGCATAGGCTTCTAGTTCTTGTAATTCAAATGCTTTTCTTACATGTAAATCGTCTCTCATTAACGAACCTACACCTACTGGATCATTCTTAGCAGCTCTCTTATACATTTGACCCATATAATCTAGACCATGACTAAAGGCATCTCGAAATCCTGTATATTGAACCCAAGTTCTTTGCATATTTTTGAAATTAGCTCCTGATCCAAGCATTTTAGTTATAGGAGAAGATGCCAGACCTGTCAAGTTACCTATAGTAGCATGTGATATAGTACTAGGTGCAGATAGCATATTGTTGAATGATATACCTTGTAATTGTTCTACTATAATAGATTGTGTATTTGTGTCTCCAGCATGGAAAGCTTTTGCAAATACACCGAGCCTACCTTTTATATTTGCATTAAGTTTATGTAATGTATCTACATTACCTCCACTCGTTGCCCATGCAGCTATCATAGGTTTTAGCCACTCAGGGTTGACTTCACTTATAGCTTTTAACTCATTAGTATAATTTTCTATCTCTTGCAATCGATTTCTAAGTGGCTTCCTTAAAGACTGTCGAATCTCTGTTTTAATTTTAAGAATATCTTCTGGTATATTTTTTTCTATAGCGCCTTTAAAGGCAGATAGATGTTTAGTTCTTAAGTTATTTTCAAACTTTGCAAACTCAACTTCAGCCATTAAAAGTTTTGTACGATCTATCATTCGCTCTAGTGCTCTTGGTATCGCAGGATGACCTGTCGGTAGTTCCATAGTAGCATTAGCAATAGTAGATAATTCACCTGCTTCTGAAGTTACTAATAATCCACGAGCTTTCTCAAAATTGAAATCGTTTATTGTTTTTTGTAAATAATCTACGGCTTTTATTGCAGCTTTATTTCCAATATTAGTTAATTTTTTAACTCCCAGTTCTGTAGTATCCTTGAATTCATTTACAACTTTTTTTAAATCTCCAGCATTCATTCTTGGATCAACAAGGATTTCAGCTAAAGTAGCAGCTGCCTTATCAATTTTACTTTCTGGAATTAGAGTACCTAGAGTAGTTTTTGCATCAAAAGGACCAATATTTTCAATTTCTTTTGCTAGTTTTTTGACTATTTGCTGATCAGTTAAATTTTCTAGTGTTAATCCGATTTTTCTAGTATATTCATCAATAACAGTTCTTATATTACCGTCAGCGTAGGTGTCAATATTATCAGCTATACGAGCTGCATCAATCTGTGCGCCTGTAATACCACCTCTACCTTTAGGGGTAACAGCTTGTGCATCTATATCTATACCTTCAGTAAGTCCTGTAATAGCTTTCTTTGGAGGATTTTTAATATAACTTGGATTTAATTCTAATTCAGCTTTACCTAAAAGATCATAAGCTTCATCGACACGAGCAAGTTCTCTTAATACAGCATCTGAAAGAGGATTATTTTCATCAAATACTTGAGTGTCAAATTTATCTGAAGTATTAGTTATTCTATATTTTTTATTAGCCTTTGTAACTGGTTGTATGACTTCATTAGTTTTAGATAAACCCCACAGCATACCTCCTGCTCTAACACTTGTAATGGCCCAATGTAAATAAAAACCTTCCGTTATATGAGCTGCTCTTACATCAGCAGGATCATCACCATTTTGTACTACAGCATTATCTGGTAAGAAGCCAAACCAATTTGGTAGCCAATTATCTTTTGCTGAAAATCGTTTAATTTTTCCAGTCAGAGTTTGGCCTTGATATAGTGGATTATCATGCGCTGATGGTGTTGATGCTATAAAATCAACTCCTACTGAAACTCCAGCATCTAAAGTATTTTCAGCTATAAATTTATATACAGGCTTTTTAGAAATTTTCTGTCCAATGGCAGTTAATTTAGGTAGCGCAGCTTTAGAACCTAAACTTACTCGACCAGCGTGATAGGTTGCAACACCACCTTTAATCAACCAACCACCTACTAAACTTGGCACTATAATTTCTGAAGCTCCTCGTACAACTTGATAGCCTTCCCCACCAACCATAGGCATTTTAGGTATATCTGGTATATCTGGTATATGCCCACCAATAGGACCTCTTGTAGACCAATTGATAATATCTCCACCTAAATTAAGAGTATTTACGGCAAAATCAGTAGTACCAGCTAATATATTATAAGCTGTTTTACCTGTATGTTCTAAAGCATGTCGTTGAAGAGATTTATTAGATTGTTCTAATTTATAATCTTCATATGATTTATTATTATATTTAAATGACCATTCATCTAGAGCCCTCTCAAATTCTTCACCTGATTTATTTGGAAATTGGTTGTTAATAGCTGTGAACTCTGTCCATCTATTTTTAAACTTACTCTTAGCTGAGTCATCATCATCTACTACTTCAGGTGTAATTGCAGTAGAAACTTCTTGATCTGGTACTTCTGGAGACTCTGGTTCTATAGCTGATGGTTGTGTATCAGTTTGTTCAGGCTGTTCAGTTTGTTTAGGCTGTTCAGTCTCTCCAGTAGTTATTTGTGTGTTTTGCTGGGTTTCTCCTGATTCTTCTTGGACTGATTCATCTTTTTGTCTAGATTCTAGTATTTTTTTTAATAACTCTTCATCTACTCCAATAGTTTCATCATCCTTATCAGTTAATTCATCATCAGGAAATAAAAAATCTGCCATAATATTAAACGTTAATTAAGTTTTTCCTTATTTGAGGACCTTCTGCTA